AGGCTTCCGGACGAGACACCGGACGGAGAGGTATGGACCGTGATGAGTATCACAGGGTGAAGGGTTGACCCGGACGACATGATGTAGTTAGAGTAGAAACCGACAACAGCAAGAGGGCTTGTCGCAGAGCCCGACAGAGGAAGGAACCGAGGATGAACGAGAGCATTGCGGATGTCGTCGAGGAGACGCGCAGCGCACTGGAGTGGACCGATGAGAGCGCGGCGCTCGGAGACCCGGTCGCGGACTGGAACGAGGACGACACCATCGGCACGCTGACGATGGGCCCGGTTCATGTCGAGTGGCTGCGCGACCCGTACGGCGACGGGCTGGAGGATTGGGTCGCAGTGAGCGTGACGGTTGATGGCGAGCCGTTCGATGCGGACGGGTACTCGCACCTGGAGGATGCTGTGAAGGACGCGATCCGGACCACGGTGGAGTGGCAGCGGTGGTGCTCCGAGGATATTCGCGATGAGGTTGTGTCGTGGTTGGAGCATCGTGGCGAGGCCTACGACATTCTCGGGCCGCAGGATGATGAGGATGGCTCGTGGATGATCCTGTGGGGTGCGACGAACGTGCGCGGTGAGTTCGTCGGTGACGGAGCGTTCCAGTGGTCGGTGTGCAACAGCGAGACAGCGGACTACTTCGATGGCGATGCCTCGGATGACGGCGATGTCGTGATCGATGCGATGACGGAGTGCTCCCGCGATCCGATGGTGGAGGCGTGGGTTGTGGCGGTTGCGACT